AAGTACGGCCAGGAGCCGCACCCCTGCGTCAGCTGCGACGAGCCTACGGACTTCGGCCATGGCCGCTTCGTGAATCGCATCCCGGCCGACGCCTACGTGGACCTGCCTGACGGGACCATGGAGTACCGCGACGGCTTCATGTGCGAGATGTGCGCCGAGCCGCAGGCCTACTCCCGGCTCGGCCAGCCGGGCTTGCTGTGCCGCAGCTGCGGGGACGAGCTGATCGAGGACGCCGACCCTGACGGTGAGGACACCATGGACACCCCTACCAAGCTCGGCCTGTTCGACGAGTACGCGGAGGACATTCCCGCAGGCTCGACCTGCGCCGCCTGCGACTGCACGCTGCTCCCCTAACCAGGAGCGCACATAGGCTGGACCGCGAGACCCCGCTGCGTGCGGGGTTTCGTCGTTCTACACTAGGCGAATGCGCCTACTGTACGTTGTCGGGCCGCCAGGAGTCGGCAAGAGCGCCGCGGTGGCCAGCCTGACCCGCAACCTCGCAGGCACCACCAGCAAGCGCCCGCTGTGGCACACGCGCTACGCCGCGCTCGATGCGCTCCAGCTCGGGCGCCCGCGACCGCTGTTCCCCGGCACCGACACCCTCCCGTATTCGGTGATCGGCCCGGCCCTGGACTTCATGGCCAGCTGCCCGGCCAGGACGGTGCTTGCCGAGGGCGACCGGCTGGCCTGCGACCGCTTCCTCCAGGGCGCGGTGGACGCCGGGTACGACCTGGAGCTGGTCCACCTGACGGCCGACCCGGCCAAGCTTGCCGCCCGGCGCCACCAGCGCGGCACAGAGCAGGCGGAGAGCTGGCTGAAGGGCCGCACTACCAAGGCCGCCAAGCTGGCCGCCAGATGGAGCGGGAGGGAGCTGGACACCACCGGCCTCACCCCCGAGCAGGTGGCCGAGGCCATGACCGGCCTAAGCGCCGCCGCTGCCGAGCTGGCGGGGGCCTAGGTGCTTCTCACCATGGGCAACAGCGACCTCGCGCGGGACCGGATATGGACCTGGAGCCTGCCCGCGTGGGTCACCACGCTCTCCACCGGCCGCAAGATGAACGTATGCCCGAGCGCCATGAGCTGTTCCAAGCTGTGCTACGCGCGCAAGGGGACCTACCGCTTCCGCAACGTCATGGCCCGCCACCGCGCCAACCTGGAGCTCACGCTGGAGCATCCCGAGCTGTGGATGTGGGCCATGGTCGAGGAACTGCAGGCCCGGCGCTTCGTCGGCGCCCACGTTCGCATCCACGACGGCGGGGACTTCTACTCGGAGGACTACCTCGACCGCTGGTTGCGCATCATCAGGTACACGCCGCACGCCGCCTTCTACGCCTACACGAAGGAGGTCAAGCTGTTCAAGGAGCGGGTGGAGCCTGACCCGCCGAGCAACTTCCGGTGGATCTACTCCCGCGGCGGCCGGTGGGACCACCTGATCGCCGACACCGACCGGCAGGCCGATGTGTTCCCCGACCGCGCCAGCCTGGAGGCCGCGGGCTACCACGACCAGGAGGACAGCGACCTGCTCGCAATCTACGGCCCGCACAAGGTGGGCATCGTCGTGAACAACCACCCCGGCGCGACCGCCGCCCTAGAGGGCGCATCGTTCGGGAGACTGGCCGCGTGAGGCCGTCAGCAGCGTTCTACGGGCCTTTGACGGCCCGCAGGGCTAACCACTAACCAGGAGGGGGCATGGGGCGTAAATCGCTTCTCACGCCGGAGCGCCAGGAGCGCATCGTGAATGCGATCAAGGCCGGGAACTACAGCTTCGTCGCCGCGCAGCTCGGCGGCATCGGGGAGCGCACCTTCTACTCATGGATGGAGCGTGGGGAGAAGGGCGAGGAGCCTTACGCGCAATTCATGCAGGCAGTAAAAGAAGCCGAGACCCACGCCGAGGCGCGCAACATCGCGCTGGTCCAGCGGCACGCGCAGTCGAGCTGGCAGGCGGCGGCGTGGTACCTGGAGCGCAAGGCCCCCGACCGTTGGGGCCGTCGTGAGCGCATCGAACACACCGGCGCCTCCGGTGGGCCGATCACGCTGGCGGGGATGGCCGAGCTGCTACGGCAGGGAGAGGGAGAGGACCACGATGGCGAAGCTGGATGACCTCGGGCGTGAGCTTCGGGCCGCGTTCCAGGCGGGCAGCGACGACAAGATGATGAAGGTGCTGGCCGAGGACGGGCTGCGCGACAAGCTGGTGGCCGCCCTTCGCAACGCTGATGAACGCACGCTGACCTACTCCGCGCCGTTCATCGCCGACCTCGCCGTGCGGCTCGGGCAGCTTGCCAGCAGCAACCGCTAGCGCCGCCAGCGCCTTCCAGGCCATCCGTGACGAGCCGGTGGCCTTCCTCGACAAGGTGTTGGGGTTCCACCCCTGGAGCCGCCAGCGGGACATCCTCCAGAGCGTGAGGGACAACAAGCGAACGGCCGTGCGCTCATGCCACGGCTCGGGCAAGACCGCCATCGCCGCCAGGATCGTGCTGTGGTTCCTCGCTGCCCACCCTGACTCCCGCGTAGTGACCACCGCCCCGACGTTCACGCAGGTGCGTGACCTGCTGTGGAGGGAGATTGCGGCCGGGGTGGGCCACGCGCCGCCCGGCTTCTACGGCCAGATGAACCAGACGCGCCTGGAGGTCACGCCGTCCTGGTTCGGGGTGGGGCTTTCCACCAGGACGCCCGAGCACTTCCAGGGCCACCACGCCGAGAACCTGTTGCTGGTGGTGGACGAGGCCAGCGGTGTGGACGAGCTGATCTATGAGGCGGCCGAGGGCTTTCTTACGGCGCCCGGCGCCCGCGTGTTGCTGATCGGCAACCCCACCAGCACGACCGGCACGTTCTACCGGGCGTTCCACGCCGACCGGGCGCTCTACAACACCTTCCACATCAGCGCCTACGACACGCCCAACCTCACCGGCGAGGCCGTGCCCGACCAGCTGGCCAAGGTGCTTGTGAGCCGGGAGTGGATAGACGAGAAGCGCGCCCAATGGGGCGAGGACAGCCCCATGTTCCAGGTGCGCGTGATGGGGAACTTCCCAACGGAGGCCGATGATCAGGTGTTGGGACTCGGCCGGGTCGAGGCCGCCCGCCAGCGCGAGGCCGACGCCGGGGAGCCGGTGGTGATCGCCTGCGATGTGGCGCGCTACGGCTCGGACGAAACCGTGATCGCCGTGCGCCGTGGTAGGCAGATACGCCTAGCGCGGGCCTACAATGGCAAGAGCCTGATGGAGACCGCTGGCCAGATCATTGACGTCGCCCGTTCGACTGGCGCCAACAGCTTCCGCATCGTCGTGGACGACGCGGGGCTAGGCGGCGGCGTGACCGACCGCCTCAAGGAAGCGGGCTGGCCCGTAGAGGCGTTCAACGGCGGCCACAAGGCCACGCAGCCCGAGCTGTACCCGAACCGCCGTAGTGAGTCGTGGTTCGCCTTCCAGGAGCAGATAGACGAACTGGACCTGGACCAGGACGAGCAGCTGGCGGCCGACCTTGTTGCCCCGCGCTACCAGCTCGACAGCGCCGGGCGCCGGGTGGTGGAGCCAAAGGAGACAACCAGGAAGCGGCTCGGGCGCTCGCCCGACCGCGCCGACGCCGTTCTCATGGCCTACGCCCCGGCACCCAAGATGGGCGCCAGCTTCGGCCCCGACCTGTGGAGCTACTAGGTGCTGTCCCCCGAGACTGGATACGACCACGGTGTTGAGCTGTCGCTTCTCGCCGACCGCGACGACCGGGAGCGCGCCGAGCGCATCCGCCGCTCATGGGACGCCTACTACGGCACCAGCCCCGACCCGCTGAAGGTCCGCAAGGGCGAGGCCAATGACAACGTCCGAATCAACTACGCCCGGCTGGTGGTGGACGCGGGCGTGGCCCACCTGTTCGGTTCCGACCTCCAGGTGAACCTGCCGCCCGAGGCCGACGCCGCCCAGGACGCGCTGAACGAAACCATCCGCATCAACGGCGGCGGCTTGCTGTGGCAGAAGGCGGGAACCTCGGGCGCCATCGGCGGGACGTTCTACTACCGGCTTATGCCGCAGCCGGTCGGCCCGCCGCGTATTACCTGCGTGGACCCCTCCAGCGTGGACGTGGAGTGGGAGCCGAGCGACTACGAAACCGTCACCGCCTACGTCGTAACGTGGCTGGAGGCCGACGGGGACACCACCGCTACCCGGCGCCAGCGCATCGAGCGCGACGGCGAGGCGTGGATCATCGTGGATCAGAAGGGCCATGACGGCGGCTGGACCACCATCGGGGAGGAAGCATGGCCCTACCCCTACGCGCCCATGGGCCACGCGCAGAACCTCCCTTCGCCCCATGAGGTCTACGGGCTGTCCGACCTGGAGCCTGATGTGCTTCGGCTGTGCCGCTCGATTGACCGGACCGCCAGCAACATCAACCGAATCCTGCGCCTCTACGCCCACCCGAGGACGTGGGGCCGCATGATCGGCGATGCGCTGAACATGGACGCCAACCCCGGCGCCATCATCCGCCTGGAGCACCCGCAGGCCGAGCTGCACAACCTGGAAATGCAGAGCGACCTGTCCAGCAGCATCGACTACTACCGCAGGCTGGTGGCCGCCCTCCATGAGACCACCCGCATCCCCGAGGTCGCCACCGGCAAGCTCGACTCCGCGGGCCAGCTGTCGTCCCTCGCCCTTCGCATCCTCTATTCCCCGCTGATCGCCAAGACGGAGAGCAAGCGCCGCACCTACGGGCAGGCCATCCAAGAGATGATGCGCCGGGCGCTCGACCTCCAGGGCTTCCCCGACGCGCTGCCGCAGATCGTGTGGCCCGAGCTGGTGCCGACTGACCCCGAGATGGACCGGCGCACTTCGCTCATGGACCAGCAGCTCGGCGTGAGCCGCGACACCATCTTGGAACAGCTCGGGTACGACCCCGCGCTGGAGGCCATGCAGCGCCAGGACGAGCAGGCCGAGGCGAACGCCGCCATGAACGCCGGGCTTACGGAGCAGCCGCCCGACTTCATCGGGTAGCGCGTGGCCACCGCCGCGGAATCCCTTGCGATTGAGCGCAAGTGGATTGAGGGACTGGCCAAGCTGGAGAAAGACCCGACCGCGCGGCTTACGGCGGTGTACAAGCGGGCGCTCAACCAGCTTCTAGAGCAGGAGGTCGCCCCGCTGGCCAAGCGGCTGGCCAAGGCAACCGGCGAGGACGCCGAGGCCCTGACGACCCGGCTCATGTTGCTCGGCAGCCGGGCGCAGTCCATCAAGGAGGCCGCGCTGAAGGCCGTCAAGGACACCGACCTGGAGGCCAAGGCCGCCGCCGAGCTGGAGCCGCTGGCCAAGAAGGCCTACCAGCACGGCGCCGCCACCGGCTACGGCAAGCTGAAGGGCGTCGGGGTCGGGTTCTCGAGAATCAACGACGCGCAGGCCCGGCGCTTCATCGCGCGGCTCCAGCCTGGAACGGCGGCGAATGAGTGGGTGCGCAAGCTCGCCGGGGACGCGGGTATCAAGACGGTGAACGTGCTTACGCAGGGCGTGGTGCTCGGCCATGGCCCCGACAAGCTGGCGCGCTCCGTGGCCCAATCGCTCGGCACCGAGGCCAAGCGGGTGTCCACCTTCATCCGAACGGAGACCATCAGCGCCGCCCGCGCAGGCAACATCGACGCCTACCGCGCCAACCCTGACGTAGTGAGCGCGTGGGTATGGAACGCCGCGTGGGACGCCTGCATGGTGTGCCAGGGAATGAACGGGCTGGCCTACCCGGTGAGCCAGCCGATGCGCTCTCACCCGAACTGCCGGTGCTCGGCCGACCCGTACACCGGCCCGCCGCTGGATGCCACGACGCTCAACGCCGGGGCCGGGCCGTGGAAGCCGATGAACGTCCGCAGCGCAGACGAGCTTTCCCGAGGCGCTACGCCCTTCAACACCGGCACGCGCTTTGCCCGGCTGCCGACCGCCGACCAGCGGCGCATCCTCGGGCCGACCCGCTGGCACGCCTGGAACGATGGCCAGCTCGACCTACGCGCCATTCCGCGGCCGACCTCGCACCCGGTATGGGGGGAAGGCCTGCGCCCCGCCACGCTGGCCGAGCTAGGGCTTACCAAGGGGAACTACCCCGCGTCATCGGTGCTGGACGAAGCCGCTGCCGCGGCCAAGGCATTGCAAACAGCGCAGGCCGATGTTGCCGCTGCGGCGTCGGCGAAGGCCGCCATTAGCTCGATGATGAGCGAAACCGAGATGGCCGCGCTGGTGAAGGCGCTCAAGAAGGCCGACCAGGACGCACCCGCAACACCGGCGCCCGTTGTGTCGGATGCGGAAATGACCTGGACCCCCGACTCGGCGCCATCGCCCAAGGCCGTGAAGGCCGTGGACCACCCGGCCGCCCAACCTCCGAAGGACGCCGCACCGCCCTTGCTGGAGTGGGAGGGGGAGCTGCGGCTCCACCGCGACCTCACCGGCTCAACCCACGGCGGGAA